ACACAAACATATATCAGCCTAGCTCACTTTGCAAAGACCCTCAAGATAAAGGGACTTGGGCCACAAGCTATCAAGAAATTGGGGGTCACAACTTCACGAGAGTTGTACTTGCTAACTCTAGATGACTTAGTCCTACTCTTAGAATCTGAGAAAATAGGTGCAAAAGTTTTTGCTGAGATTCAGAAGTCTCGCGGTGTTCCAATGAACGTAGTTTTACCTGCTTTATCTATCCCTTTGATTGGAAACACAGCAGCTAAAAAGCTGTCTGTTGTTTGTGACTCAATAGGAGATGTAGAGCCAGAGACCTGTGCTGAAGCAGGGCTTGGTCCAAAAGCTACAGAAAATCTACTTCAGTACTTGTGGGATCATGGACAGGAGTTGTTACAACACCCATTCTCTTTCAAGTTTGAAAAGCCAATTGCAGTAGCCAATAAAGGCGTAGTATGTATCTCAGGCAAGTTAAAATCTTATAAAACCAAAGCTGAAGCCACAGAGATGTTACAACAACAAGGCTATACTGTAAAGGGCTCTCTAACGCGAGACGTTACTATTCTAGTTAATGAGAGTGGTATTGAGTCCGCTAAAACTAAATCTGCTCAAGATAAGGGCATTCAAATCATAAATAATCTATTAGATTTCTTGGAGAAATAATAATGGCATTACCAAAATGGACAGACGAGCGTACAGCAGAACTTACATCTTTCGTAGGTGACGAGTCTCCTGTATCTCAATCAACTGTTGCACAAGCAGCAGATCAGTTAGAAACTAGCCCACGCTCAGTTTCTAGCAAACTTCGCAAAATGGGCTTTGACGTAGAACTTGCTTCTGCATCTGCCTCTCGCGCGTTCTCAGACTCTCAAGAAGCTACTCTAGCATCTTTTGTTTCTGACAACAGCGGTCAGTATACTTATGCTGAAATCGCTGGTCACTTCGAAGGTGGCGCATTCTCACCTAAGTCTATTCAAGGCAAAATCTTGTCTATGGAATTGACTGCTCACGTTAAGCCTGCTCCTAAGCCAGAAAGTGTTAAAACTTATACTGATGCTGAAGAAGTTACTTTCGTTGAAATGGTAAACGGTGGTTCTTTCGTAGAAGAAATCGCAGAAGCTCTTGGCAAGACTGTAAACAGTGTTCGTGGTAAAGCTCTTAGCTTATTACGCGCAGAGTTAATCGGTTCTATCCCTAAGCAGAAAGAAACTAAAGGCACAGCTAAGTCTGATCCTTTTGCTGACATCAACGTTGCTGAACTAACTGTTGAGCAAATCGCTGATACAGTAGGTAAAACTGCTCGTGGCGTTAAGACTATGTTGACTCGTCGTGGTTTGGTTGCTGCCGACTACGATGGTGCTTCTAAGAAAGAAAAAGCAACTGCATAAGTAGTTGTCACCAAACTGCCGCGCTAGTTAATAGCTAGTGCGGCTTCTTTTTGAATATCGAATCGGGAGAATTTGATTGAATATTGCTAGTGCTCTTATCAAGCAAGTGATTGAGCTACAGGACTTCGAGACCTGGACTAGCTGTCGCAAAAGTTATCTACCTACTGAGTATCACTCTTTGTATGGTATTATAGATAACCATTGTGAAAAATATCATAAAATGCCTACATTCGATGATTTGAAATTTGAAATCCGAGATAGTGGAGTTAGGGAAAAGCTATTTGCCATTGAAGCGATTGAGGTTGACTCAGACGCTTTTATGCTTTTAGAGTATCTCAAGAATGAGTACACTCAGAAAGAGATCCTAAACTCACTAGAGGATTATATTGATAACTCTGTAGCTTTTGAAGATGCAGAAGAGTCAGTAAATCATCTACATCAGATAGTTCTAGATGTCGAAGAAAAAGTAGACTTAGAACGACCGCAAGATAGTATGCAACGTATTACCTTGTTTGAAGATGAAGAAGATATTGGTAATTACTTGCCACTCGGTCTTAACACAGAGTACGATCATGAGATCAAGTTCTCACCACGAGATTTAATTCTAGTGGGTGGTAAACGAGGGGCAGGTAAATCCATTACCTGTTCAAATGTCGCGAATAGCGTATTCAATTCAGGAAAGTCTGCTATCTATTTCACTATTGAGATGGATAGCAGGTCTATCTTGCAGAGATGCTGCGCAATCGCTACGGGGATTCCATTTGCTAGACTCCGCACTAAGAACTTAAATGTTATAGAGTGGGAGCGAGTGGCTTCGTGGTGGGCAGCGCGTTTTGAGAATGGACAGGAGCGTTTGAAAGAGTATAAAGCCAATCGTGACTTTGATAGATTTCATCATGAACTTACCACTAACTGTGAGCTCCTCCCGACTCAACAGTTGGATGTAATTTATGATCCTTCTCTCACACTATCCAAAATCAGAGCGGAACTTGATAAGAAGGTTAAAGCTCTTGATGTAGGTGTAGTCATTGTGGATTATATCAACCAAGTAAAACGCTCCAGTCTACCCTCTCGTGGCGGTCAATATGATTGGACTGAGCAAATCGAAGTTAGTAAAGCCTTGAAAGCTATGGCACAAGAATTTGAAGTACCTGTATTCTCTCCTTATCAAACCGATGCAACTGGCGAAGCTAGATTTGCAAAAGGTATTCTAGATGCTGCTGATGCGGCTTATACACTAGAAACGTGGGAGCAAGAGGATAATTGTATGACATTGAACTGTGTTAAGATGCGCTCAGCATCCATGAAATCATTTACATCTACTATGGACTGGGAAACCTTGAAGATAGGCCCAGAATCTAGTCTCACTCCTAACGAGAAGGCAGACGCGGAAAACCGCTCAGATGAACCCATAGACGACATCTAACATAAATAGTTCTTGACATTTCCTTATGATTTTGATATAATATCTTTTCAAAATTAAGGAGAAGTGTATGATTGTCAGCGGTAGTATCAATTACAGCCCTAGTGGTCGCAAAAGAAAGACCCATCGAAAAGTCAAGAAAGCACAACCTGCTTTCAAGCCTTTAAATCAACCACAGCCCTACCGTAGAGAGACAGAGTATATTCCGTCTCAGCCTATGAGGGGAGTTGCTGGTAAGGCTGACGATACCTACAAACAACAAGTATCAAAATCATATACTTTAGCCCCTGCCTACAATAAGGGTGCATACCAAGTAATATCAACTGAAAACATCAAACATATAGGAAAATAGCCATGCCAGTTAAGTTCAAAGAGTCGCAAAAGGTAGTTATTGATCGTAAAAGTAAGAAAACTAAAGTAGTTCACTTCTATATGAAAAATACTCCTACCGCCGAGTTATTAAAAGAGTTAGATAGAGCCGTACCCAAAGTACAACAAAAAATCCGCAATGAATTGGTTAAACGAAACGTAGTTGTATGATTTTTCCCAATCTTATAGAAGCAACTGTTGGTGATATGGAAGTATCTTTATCAAAAACCGATAAATACTTTTGGCAGCTTTTTGTTGACGATACACAGTGGATGAGCTGGGGGCTGCTACATAATGACCAACTAAGAGAGCTAGCATCAAGTGTAGATATAGCTTACGGAAAGGTTATCGCTACTGGATTAGGTTTCTGTTTAAGGGAGTCAATGTTGCTAGATAACAAAAATGTAACAGAAATAGTTGTGCTTGAGAGAAACCCAAACATAATAGAGTACCATAACATATACAACTCTGAGATAATGAACCGGATAACTGTTATAGAGTGTGATGCTAATACCTATAAAGGAAGTTGCGATACATTATTATTAGACCATTATGAGCTATATAATGAGGAGATGTTTCAGTACTTTAATAAGTGTTTAAATGCCTGTACTTCTAATATAGACCATAGCTTGGTTTGGTGGTGGGGCTTAGAAGAAGTAATACTTAGCTACCCAGAATATCTTAAAAAATCAAAGATATTTAAACTACCAGATTTAACAGAATCTGAATTCGAAAAACTAAGATCAATATACTCAGGAAAGTATTAAACATGAATGTTCAGGACTTGCTAGACAAAAAAGATATACAATACACGCCAAAAGGTCAAGACTTTTTGGTGCGTTGTATTAATCCTGAGCATGATGATAGAAACCCTAGTATGCGAATTGACCAAGTTACTGGAGTATTCCAATGTTTTAGTTGTGAGTACAAAGGTAACTTGTTTACGCATTTTGGGGAAAAGGCAAACCAACTGCAATTAAAGCGTGAACTTTTAAAGAAGCGTATATCAGAAAAACGCGCTGAGAGCATTGGTTTGTCTTTTCCCAAGAATGCAGTACCGTATATAGGAAACTGGAGGAATATAAAACCGGAAACCTACAAACGATTCGAAGCCTTCAACAGTGTAGATAAAGACTTCACTGGTAGAGTCGTTTTCCCGATCCGAGATATGTCTGGAAGAATAGTTGCTTTCAATGGTAGACATACAGCTCAGGGTATTCCGAAATATATGATTACTCCAGCAGGGGCAAGGATGCCATTATATCCAATAGTAAAACCACTACAAGGTTCAGTAATACTAGTAGAAGGTATATTTGATATGGTTAATCTGCACGATAAAGGTTTAGAGAATGCACTTTGTTGTTTTGGTACAAAAAATATAAATACAGATAAACTATCCATGCTAAAAATACAAGGGATAGACAGTATTGACATATCCTCCTTTCCAGATCGGAAGAGC